TCCAGTTTCAAAACCCTGTCGGTAGTCTGTAATTGTCCCTAAAGAAGTGCAGTTGTTGTAGTTAATACGTGCAAATTCAAAAGCATCAAAGCCTGTGGCACTGGTTAGGTTGTATACTTGAGAGCTTGCCCCAGTGACTTCTATCGCATAATCTTTGCCAATTAAGTTGCCACTGCCGCCAACAGGAGAGGTGAACATCGTGTAGCCCCCTTCACTTGATGTAAGCTTAGAGACATCGAAAGTGTGCCCTGCAAGGCTTAAGCCTCCTGCTGGGACTTGAATAGTCTGAGAGCCCATGTCAATGATACCATCTATAAAATAGATGCTAGTACTAGATAGGGTTCCTGATAGGTCTGAGGCTTGCCTTACTACCACGAGCTGGTCAAAAGGCTTTTGCCAAACACCATCCCCAGCACCAGTTGCGGTGTAGACTTGCCCAACACTTGCTGTGCTCGCCCCTTTTGGTTCGTGAAGTTGAGATTCTGGTATATCTTTGTGCTGTATACTCATGTTTTCTCCGAGCAATAAAAAAGGGAAGCAACATCGCTGCTACCTCCCTTTGAACTATCTTATACTACGTACAAGTATTTAACTACTGCTGTGCCAGCCGTTGGGCCAGTAACAGTTAGATCAGCTGCTGTAGTAATGGTAACATAGTTAGCCACTGCTCCGTTTGCTGCTGAAATATCCTGAGCACCTACTGTAGCTGCTGAGACAGTACCAGTGTAGAAATCTACAATCTCTGTCACAATAGCTCCTAGTGGAACCTGTACTTTAGTAGGAAGAGCGTCACCATCGAAGTTAACACTAATCTCACGTTCTGCACCAGCTGAAGGAGCTTCTGCACCAGCAGCACCACCTACGTTACGTGCGCCATAATGATTGTATGCTGTACCACTTGTTAGTGGGAATGCACTATTTTCAAAACCCATAATAATTCTCCTAGTAGTTAGTTGCTGAAGTGATGATAACGCCTAGTGTGTCAACACGTTGAGCACCTAAACCAAAGCGAGAGCTTACAACAAACTCGTCACGTCTTAAGTCTTTGTTACGCTCACCTTCAACACGAGGTAGACGTCTCCATGCACCCATGATAGGCTTACACTGGTCATCTAGTACACACATAGCGATGTTCGCTACAGCACCAGTAACAGCATTAGTACCATCACTAAAGTTACCTTTAGGTAGACGGTTAGATAAGATTACGTCAAAGCCGTATATGCTCTGTACGAAACGCATACCAGAAGACATACCAGTGTTCAAGATGTCCTTAGCAAAAGGTGTAACGTCATTAGCAATGCTTACTAAGCCGTTAAGAGTTGCTTCTACAACACCATCTGCAATGAATACACGACCTTCCATAGGCACGTTAGCCTTATCGAAAGACAGGCGCATTGCAACTAGGTGAGACAGTGCAAATACATCATTAGTCTCAGCTGAACCAATTCGATGTGGGAAGCCATTAATAGTGTTAGCGTTAGCATTTGTCTGAGCTGCGTTAGCTACTGCTAAGAAGCGAGTCTCGAAGTTCTCTTGGATAGCACGAGTAGACTCAGCTGAACGAGCTGCCATGAGAGCGTTGATGTTAGTACCATCTTCACGCATGTCGTCAGTAACATACCATGCATCACCAACATAGTCACTGATGACTAACTGAACACGTCCAGTGTCGATTGGGTTGTAAGTGAAGGCTTCGTTCTCAGTACCTTCTTGAATTGTGACAGAACCGATGGTAGGGATGTTTAACGTGTCGCCAGAACCGAAGTCCCCAACGTTACGGTAGAACTGCTCACCTAGTAAGCCATCGTGTAAGTTCATTAGAATGAAATCTGAATAGATCTCTTGTTCGATGAACGCTGTGCTATTAGTCGTTAACTGCATTTTTATTCCTCAAGTGTAATTAAATTTCTACGTTATGTTTTTTATAAACTCGATCACGTACTTTATGCAAGTACTCAATCTGGTCTTTAGTGGATGCCCCTCGTAACAGAGATTTCTCTGGGGGCTGCAAGGTGTCTTCCTGTCCACCTGTTGGTGGTAAGTTAATGCTGCCTCTAGTTGAACTAGGAGCTACTGCACTTTGTACTTGGAAGAGTTGTAGAGCTGCTTGTGGGCTATCTTGTGATAGCTTCTGTAAGCCCTCTACTGACATGCCTAGTTGAGCTGCTTTGGCTGCAACGACTTCAGAAGTCTTGTCTCCAAACTGGCTGAACAAAGAGTCACTTACTACCTTCTCATTACTATTAGCCACAGACTGTGCTGACTGAGTTGCTGAGAAGTTTTGAACGAGGTTTAAAACCTCCTGCTCGTTAAGTCCACTTACTTGAGGGGTTGTCTCAGGTTGGGCCTGCTGCGCAGTGAGCTTAGATACAACGTCTTCTACAGATGCCCGCTTATTAAGCTCTTCTGTCAATCTTGCAATCTCCAAATCTTTAGACTCTGATTCAGCCTTTAACTGTGGGATGTAAGCTTGAGAGTGAGCTAGTGCGTCCAGTGCTTTAGGAACGTCAGTATATTTCTGCTCTCCAGTTTCATTCTTTATCATGCTTAGTTGGTCTACAAAAGCTGATGATGCAACTGGTACTGTTTCAGGGGTTGCCTGAGATTGATTAAATGCGTTATTTTCAATAGTCATACTTTGGTAAGTATCCTAGTAGTTATATGTTAATAGTTATATTAATAAAGATATAATAAAGATAATATGTACTTGTATACTATATATTCTGTATATACTTATATATACTAGAATTTTAGCACATTTAGTGCAATTAATTCTCTAATAGTGAAATTATTTCATTAAGAGCCCTTCTGTAGCCTACGTTGTCAGCTTGCTGGTAGCACCAGTTAGGAGACTCATATTGCTTAGCATTAGTGGACAGAGATGAATAGGCCTTCTCTCCACACAACTCTGACAGCCTTGATCTCAGTACTGTGCTAGACTTGAAGGAGGCCTTTATATCAGCCACCCCCTGTTCGTCTAAGCCCTTAGTCCATGTTGTCTTCATACACTACCCTTCCTCTGCCGTAGGCGTAGTATCTCTTACAAGAGCTTCCTCTTGTACTCTACCCTGTGTACTGGCTAACTCTTGCTGTTCAAACACTGCAATATTAGGAGAGAAGATGTTATATCCATCAAGCCCTGTAATGTCATTGATGAAGTCTGTCATTGCTATGGCAGATGTGTGTGGTGCTAACATAGCTCCTATGGGCGAGTTGAAGACAGTCATCAGGTTCTGCAAGTCTTGTGCTTGCTTACTGAAGTGTCTAGCTCCTACAGGGCGTATGATGCCGTTAGCAGTGATGTCCTCCTTGGTGATAGATAAGAACTCTGTGATGCCTAGTTCAGCATCAGCAATACGTAGAATGTCAGTGGAGTCTAGGTTACGTCTAGCAGACTCTAGCATGTCATTCAGGATTGGCTCTAAGAGGTTTATCTCAAAGTTAGTAACCTTCTGTTGGTAGATACGACCTGACGCTGTAGCCAATTGCATCACCTCTCCAAGGGTCTTCTCTCCTGGAGTACGTATGCCAGCTGCTTCACGAGGAGCCCCTGCATAGAGCTCCATACGGTCTTCTATAGCTGCCATCTCACTAGCTGCTGCCATAATACCATTTAAGTTCTTACCTAGCTCTTGTACGTCACCGTTCTCATCTATTGATATTTCAACACCTGGCCCCCATACAAACTCCTCCACTTCACCAATAACCTTTAGTGGTGGATGAACTGTTAAGTCCATAGCATCTGCCTTGAGGTTCTCTAGGTGGTCTAGTCTGTATTGTAAGCCTACTAGGTTGTCTAGTGGCCCCATAGCCCATAAGTTATTTGGACGAAACCTCCAGCCTACATGACGTATATTAGCCCCACTGTACCAAGTTGGAATCTCTACGTCCCTAACTGTATGTGATCTGTCTACTACAGTTATCATTCTCTCTGTCTTAAGCTCACCTGTAGCACTGTCATGATAGTCCCCAAAGAACTCCAAGATCTCTACATAGTCGCTCATGTAATACTCGTACATGTCCCCAAAGCCATCTGCTGAGTACGCTACGGCCTTATCGAAGTCTTCCTTACTGTAGCCACCAGCTACCTGTCTAATCATCTCTCGACGCTCTAGAGCCTCTGTCCAGAACTGTTGCTCTGGCTCAGTAATGGCCATCTTCTTCAGCTCACCAATAGTCTTGATGCTTCTAACTATCTTGAACGAGTTGTCGAAGGAGTCTGCCAGTGGGTTGAATACAATGTCTAAGGCGCTGATACGGTGAGCCACTGGGCCAACGTAGTCAGGGATGATGTCACCATTAACTGTCTCCTTATAACGTGACTCAAAAGAAGATGTTGCAAAGGCATTACCCTTGTCAATGTAGTCATAGACAAGCTTACTCATCTCTGTTCTAAACTTAGCTTCTCTAGTCTTGTTGGCCATGTAAGCTTCGATAGCCTTGGCCTTCTTCTTAACTACGTCATCACGAGAACGCCCTTCCCACTTAAGCCAGTTGTCGTTGGGGAACAAGCTGCTAATGTAGTTTGAATGCAGGTTGTCACGTATTTGACACAGCTTGGGGATGGTTGTAGAGTTCTTCCAAGGAAGATGTGAGTTGGTAGTTGTGCTCGTGTCTGTAGCAAACACATAAGCATCTTGCTCTGTCCACTCAGCTATCTTACCTTGACGCTGATGGTTAAACTTATCCCACAGTTGACTCACCCATGCTGATGCAGGGTCTTGTCCTGTGGCAGCTCTAATTTCAGCAACCTTGTCGCTCATTGTCTTTCCTTCTGTCAAATTCTTGTTGGGCCATGCTCAGGACTGAGCTGCCTTCGTAATATGCAAAGTTTCTAAACCAAGCTCCTATTGATATTAAATAGTCCTTGGCTTGTGGGTAGTTGGAAGGTCTCACTTAAATGCAACACCTCCGAATCTCGTACCTGTCTTAATACTGCCGCTGTCCCCAAAGAGGTCTGACATCTTAGACTTCATAGACTGCTTAGGTGCTATTGCTATATCTACAGCAGATGCTAAGGAGTCCTTCAAGTCATCGTGTGCTGGACGAGCCATGATAAGCTCCTCCTCCAACTGAGGAGTCCAACCACCCTCTCTGTGCCACATTGATAGGTTGTCATACCTATGCTCTAGTGTGGCCTTGATACGCTCCTCCTTGTTGCCCTCCTGCTTAGAAGGCCTAAACTCATCTATGGGGAGAGTCATACCAGACTTCTTGACATGATCTTTAATGCCGTTAACAATGACAGCCTGTGCAACGTTAACCTCTGCCCTGAGCTTACTAAACCCATACTGTGAGTGTAACCTAGCTATATGGTCAAAGTATTCCTTCACCCTGTCAGTCTTAAACCTATCCATGTCTAGTACGTAAATGTTCTTCTCAAAGTCTATACCTATCACCACTATGGCAGTCCAATCGGCAGCCTTGTTCAAGCTGAATGCAAAATCCACTGCTGCATAGACATTAAGCTTCCTGTCATTATACATCCACCTACTACCGTTCTTACGAAGCATACGTGGGTTGTAGTACTGGAACTTGTCTCTGTTAATACGCTCAGAGCCTGGGTCGTTGGGATCATTGTAATACTGAGCATAGAACTGTACGTTGTCTATATACTCAGCCTTAATACGTGCCAACGCTCCTTGGTTAAACCCAAAGGCTTTACCATCTTCACGTACAGACCTAGGCCAGATGAATATGCCATCTTCCTCTACAGCAAACTCCTTCACTTCCCAGACAGGCTTATTATCTATCAGCAAGCCTTCTTCATCATAGTCATCAAAGCACTGAGTCTTCCATGTATCATAGATGTCCTTTGGGTGGTAACGTGTACCACAGGCCATTGTGAAGCCACCTGTGTTCCGTATGGAAGTGAACTGTGAAGTCTTCCTAGCAACACCCTCTCGACCATCCACTGTGTATGCATTCTCTGGTACAACCAAATCATCTGCTACAACGATGTCAGCATGCCACCCTGTGGTGTTGGTGGTTAAGCCTGCTGTTGCTATAGTTGGATCTCGTGTACCTTCCTGCTTACGTTTGATGTGGTCTACAGTCATCTTCATGGCTGACCACTTCTCACGCTTACCTTCCTGTGGATTAATATACTCAGGGAAGTAGCGCATGTAAGTAGCACTAGCCATCATGTTCTGAACCGCATAGAGCTGTGTCTGTGCTAGTTCAGATGTTGCAGATAAGTAGAGCATGGTGACTTCTGGGTTGTTAGTTATCACCCATGCACACCATGTAGCCACCATGTGTGACTTTAGGTGTGCTCGTGGGAGCATAATGAGCTTGTTGCTTGTAGCCTCACTACCCCTCCCAAACAAGCTGTACTCCTGCATCCAAGCAAATATCTCTTCATGCACTGAGCCATACATGTAACCTGGATTGACCAACTGAGCGAAGTAGAACAAGTCTACCTTCGCCCTCTCTCTCACCAGCTTAGCTGCCTCTGGCATCTTCTTCAGTTTAAGTTTGGCATCAATTAGCCACTCGTCATCTTGCATAGTTTACTTCTTCTTGTAGTCAGCCATTCGAGCAATGTCCCCTTTGAACTCATCATCCATACGGGCCTGTTGTCTCTCTTCCTTAAGCTTCTCGTTCTTACTGGGTCGACCAGCTGTACGCTTATCCCAACCCTTCTCTGCTAAGTACTTAGCTGCTTGGAAGCCCTTATCATCTGCTGACTGATCTATGATGGCACGTATGCCTTGTGCTCGTAGGCGAAGCTCTAGCTCCTCTCTCCACTCCTCAAAGTGCTTAGTCATAAGCTTGTTCTTATTGAGGCGCTTCCAGTGGTTCCAGCCTAGCAAGTATGTGTTAGCAAACTCATACTCTGTCACATCTTCCATCTCTAGGAAGAGTTTCTTAAGGCTTGGGTAGGTAGTGCCATTCTTATGTAGGTGATCTTCATCCTTCAGTGTATACACAGCAAAGTCTGTCTGATACCCGTTCTCTAGGAACAGACTCTGTGTAAGAGGTCTGCCGCTAGAGTCTTTTAGTTTAGTCTTATCTATCTTCATATTAGTCCTTATGGTTTAGATCCCAGTACAAGCCACGTATCATCCCACACCCACATCATAGGCTTACCTGTTCCTGTCTCTAGGTTAGGCACTATGTACCCTGGAGGTATAACACTAAGAAGGGCTGGTGGTGTCCCTGACCCTTTGTATGGGCTCACCACGTTCTCAGTGACGAAGCCTGATAGCGTTGGGTAGAGGGTGTTTTGCGCATCTGACCTGTCTGCTATTAGACAGTTCTTAAAGTCATAGAGCCCAGCAGCAGATGTAGGGAACGTGACAGAGCTAGTGAATATATAAGACCCAATATCCATGTCAACCTCATTCACAAACCACTTAGCCAAGTCCATCTCAGTATCATAAACAGTTGTAGTGGTTCCGTCTAGTCGGATGTAATAGCCCCTGTTAGCACTTGCTCCAAACTTCCGAACTCTATCAGATTTCAGCGATAGTTTTGGTACATTACACACCGAATAAACTGATGTGCCTGCTGTGATAGGGTTGCCAAGAGTAAAGACATTATTGCCACCATTAACTTTACCAATACTTTCTAGGCTAAACTGAATATTAGTAGAGCTTGAATCAATATAGTTACCTTCAATTGTCCAAACAGAATCTTGATTGAATGAACCTGAAATCAGACTGATTTCAATATTAGAGCTAGCTGTGGTTCTCTCAAAACTATTATTTGACAAGGAACTGTGACCATCAAATGATAATAGAGCTTTATTAACAGGTGCAGATAAAGCGACTATAGCCCCGTTACCATTGTTTAAAACAAACTCATTATTATCAAACGTCATATTTTTAAGAATTCTTGGGGCGTCTCCACCAAAGTCCAAAACTGAACCGGCCGTCGTTGAGGCGCTACTAGGCCACAATGCCACCTTATTTCCTGTAATCGTTGAATTACTAACAGTTACAGTTTGACCAGCCGTCAGGGTGCTATTTGATACTAGCGAGAGGAATTGGGATGGCTGCGCAGTTCCAGTTAAAGTTGTTGTTGCATGGTCCGAATAGCAGGTATTGTCTGAGATAATCATATTTTCTAAATCATAATTCCAAACAACATTTGGATTCCCACCGCCTCCAGGTTGCAATCTAATCCCACCTAATAAATTATTAAATGTATTATTAGTAATCTGTGAATCATTTGTACTAATCAAAATACCTGCCACATCACGGCAAGTATTATTATTAAATAGTATTGCTCGCCCTTGATCGGTTTCTTGCACTAGTTTTACAAAAGTGTATTCAAGCGTATTGTGATGTATGTTTAATTGCTCCATAGCACCTATTGATATAGAGATAGCTTGATGCGTATTATAAACCCTGCACCCTGTTATTTCACCTCTATAAGTTTCCATTACATCAGTCAATGAGGGGCTGTTGACCGTATCATCAGCCATGTTAATGCCTACATTGCAATGCTCAATAACACTATCCTGTACTTTCGCATCTTTGAATCTAAAGAACTTCATAGCCGATGCGCCTTTAGGCGTTGGCTCTGGCGTATTCATGTATTGACTTTCATCAAACCAGTCAGATACTTTATTATTTAAGTCTGCCTCAAATTGTAAGCCTTTAACTGTTACTCTTTCAGTGTCAACGAAGCAAAGCATTGCATTAGGAAATGTTGAGCCAAATGTTGCTGCCGTTGTGATTAATCTAGCGCCATAACCCACAATAGTTATATCTTCAATTGGGCCGGAGTTAGCTGTTACGTTTAAGTAAGCGTTATATCTTTCCAGTGGTGTCTCGTTGTCATACTGCGGAGTAATTGAATTAGTCACCACATAAAGACCTGCTGGGAGTAATAACGTACCCCCTGTTTTAACAAAGTTAATAGCTTCTTGTATTGCCGCGGTATCATCTGCCGCTCCATCACCTACAGCTCCGAACTGCTTCACATCTGCTACACCTTCGTATCTAAGCACTAACGACAAAGTAGGCACACCAGTACACTGAACTATGTTAAAAGTATTAGGAGTTACACCAGAAGCTAGCACTACGTCAAACACCCCGTATGCTCTATCTGTAATAGTAACTACAGCACCAACGAAGAGTGAGGGGGAGGCGATGGCCTCTGCTAGTGTAAGCTCTTCATTGTTCAAGTAGGAGGAGAGGGTGACAGTAGAGCCACTGTCTACATGAGTTATCAAGTCTGTAGAGGATGTAGTTAGAGTTGAGGCGGCTGTAAGTTGTGAGAGAGTTGCAGGCTCTTGTGCTGTACTAGCGTCAAGGAGATTAATAATCCTATTGCTGTTAGCATCTAAGTTCCCTTCCATCTGGTTCCCACCAGCTGCGAGTAACACATCATTGTTAAGCGTGGACTCAATCGTGTCGAAGTTCTCATTGATAGCAGTTCGTTTAAAACCACTACCAACGTCTTTTAGGTTTACTGTCATGTTGTTTCCTTTATATAGGTGTGGAGGCGAACCCACACGAGAGTATCAAGTGCTACGCACGAGAAGCGCCTTGTTAATGTTATGTCGAACACTGCCGCCAATGTTCATATATGTAAAACGTTAATAAACTTACAGTCATATACGTTTAGGTACTCTCGTCCCGTCAGGGACATACAGAGACTGTCAGAGGCTGGCTTAGGAAGAAGGCTTGGCCAAGACCCGTAATATTGCCGAGAAAATAATGAGCTACAATGCACTAGAAGAAACCCTCCCCCCACCCCCCTTGTGGCCTCTTCCATAGTGGGAGGCTACCAGGAATTCTTAGGCTATAGTCTTAGGCTATATACTTAGGAGGAAGGGCTGGTATTGTACTTCCCACTCCTACTCCAGCAGTTTCCATTCGTTGTCTAGGCATCTACTTAGGCTAATACTTAGGCCAGGCTTAGCTCTCAGCTTAGGTGGTGCTTAGGCCTACTTAATGTCACTGGCGTGACGAGAGCTGTTGATATGTAGACTTG